AAAGAAAATATTTTAGTTTTGGCTGTGATAGACTTGCCCGATTTAGGTGGAAGTGCTATAATAAAGGAGCAAGGATTTAATGTGGAAACACTTGTAGAATTTCAAGGAGAATGAAAACTTTAATTATTGGAAATTTTAGAACAGGTAGTTGGTACCTGCACAATAGATATGAGTCACAAGGATTTATGGGACTTGGCGAAATACTTTTTAATTTAGACAATAATGCAGAAGATAAAATAAATAAATTTAAGCAAAGATCAAACGTAGTAGCAAAATTACATCCTAGTCAGTTAGATACAGATAATTTGAATACTTATTATAGGATTTGTGAATTAGCAGATGAAATTATTTATTTACAAAGGCAAGACACAAGACAACAAGTAATCAGTTTTGCAGTAGCAAAAGAACAATTTAACAAAGATGATAAAACACCTTGGTTGAGAAATAGAAAAATATTTGAAAATAATTTATCAGATAAAATACTAGATGATGTATTTGAAAGATTGGATAAAAATAATAATTTGATACATAAAATATACGAAAAATTTCCTAGTAAAGTAATTACACTCGAAAAGGACTTGACCTATGAGCCATATCCTAATAAGTATAATTATAAAGGAAAATGGCAACCGCCTTATAATTTTAAAATGTTAGGACAATAAATGGCTAAAAAACCGCAAATACCATTAAAAGATATTATGTCAGCAATTGACAAAAAAGACAGAAAGTTTTATAATAACTTATCTGAGGAAGGTAAAAAAGCCTTTAGTGCCTGGATGATGATGCGATATTGCAGTAGTGTACAAGGCAGAAATGCGGCAGATTACATTTTTATGACAAATGAATGTGTAAATTATCAGTTTAGTGAAGTAAGTAAACATCCAGAACTACAATGGTTATTATTAAGTGTTTGTGGTGTAGGTTCAGTACAATTTCATCCATATATAAAACCGCCTAACAGCAGAAAGAAAAAAAGTAAAGTATTTGATTTTATATATGAAACTTTTCCGCATATGAAAGCAGAAGATATAAACAACTTAATAGAAATAAACAGCAAAGAAGAATTAAAAGAATTAGCAAAGGCACACGGATACGATGACAAAACTATCAAAGACATCTTCGGAAAGTAACACTTGTAAATGGTGTGGAAAAACTTTCATGAGTGAAAGAACTTTAAGTGCTCATATGTGTGTAAAGAAAAAACGTTGGGCAGATAAAGACTTAACACACATAAGATTAGGCTACAGAGTGTTTCAAATGTTTTATGAACTTAATACTACAGCAAGTAAATCAAAGAGTATGGAAGATTTTATAAAAAGTCAATACTATGAAGGGTTTACAAAGTTTGGTAGAAGTTGTATTGTAAATGAATATTTACAGCCTGAGCAGTTTGCAGAATGGTTAATTAAAGAAGGTAAAAAATTAGCAGACTGGAGTAAGGATAAAATGTATGATGAATACTTATTAACTTATGTAAAAAAAGAACCAGGACTTAAAGCATTAGAAAGAACTATAATTTATTTTAATGAATGGAGTGAAGAATCTGATAATGATTGGCAGGATTATTTTAAAGTGGTTACTCCTGCAAGAGCAGTTCATGATATTAGAAGTGCAAAAGTAAGTCCTTGGGTATTGTATTTAAGTGAAACAGGTGGTGAATTGCTTACAAGATTTAACGATGAGCAGGTTAAAATGATTCAACATGTAATAGATACAACATTTTGGATGAAACATTTTGGACATAATAGAGAAGAAGTATTAGAAATAAAGGAAACATGCGAGGTAGCAGGAATATGAAAGAGTTAATTGAAAAAACGTCACAATGGCATCATGATAGAAACTTAATTGATGGTGCAACAAGTAAAGACCAGGTACTTAAATTGATACAAGAAGTTGGAGAACTTTCAGATAGTGTATGTAAAGGAGAAGATGTAAAAGATGATATAGGAGATTGTCTTGTTATTCTGATCAACATCGCAGAAAGGGAAGGCACAACTTTAGAAGAATGTCTAGCAGTAGCATATGAAGATATTAAAGATAGAAAAGGTCGTATGGTAGACGGAATATTTGTAAAAGAAGAATGAATAAGAAACAAGAATTACTTACAATAACAATGGAAGAGTGCGGAGAACTGGTACAGGCATGTAGTAAACTAATCCGTTTTGAAGACGACAGATGTCCTGAAGATTTAAAAAATTTACAAGATGAAGTTGGTGATTTAATATGTATGATTGAATTATTAAAAAGAGATGGATTTGTAACAGAAGAACAAATACAAGATAGAAAGTTATTAAAGGAACAAAAATTAATGAAGTGGAGTAAGTTATTCAATGAAGTTTGATTTTGATGTAGACATAGATATGGCAAACAGAGATGACTTTCTTAAGTTAGTTAATCACACACCTGCAAGTATTGAAAAAGACGGTAACTTTACTAAACATAATACTGGTGTGTATTTTCAGAATGCTCCAAAGTTTCCTCTACAAGGATACAGCACAGTAGATCATAAAGAAGCAGAGAAAGAAGGTTGGTTTAAAGTAGACTTTTTAAACAACCACATATACACAGGTATTAAAGATGAGGTACATTTAGATAAACTTATTGCAACAGAACCTATGTGGGAACTATTCGAACATAAAGAAGTTGTAGGGCAATTATTTCATATCAGTAATCATTATGATATTATTAAACAACATCCTCCTACAAGTTTAGAACAGTTAGCAATGATACTTGCTATAATAAGACCTGGCAAAAGGCATCTTATTGGTAAAAGTTGGGAGCAAATAGAAGCAGATGTTTGGGTCAAGCCTAATGATAACAGTTACTTCTTTAAAAAGAGCCACAGTTATGGCTATGCTCTAGCAATTATTGTACAATTAAATTTAATTTGCGAAGGTTAATCAGTTTTACGAACTAGTTGAACACCACGTCTTTTAATTCTTTTTCTAATTAAATTCTGCAACGACGTCATAGGTCCAAATAAAACTTCTACATCTTTCATTACAAATGTAGATAAGAATGGAATAAATTCTTTCATTTCATGGTTTAAGAAAATATCTATAGGCAGTTGTCTATTACTTTCCCACCACCACATATCACCATATTCTAAAAATTTCTTTTTAACTTCTAATGATGGCATTTTACTTATATCATAAAAAGTACATATAGAATTGTCGTGATTAACTACTATTCCAACATATTCATTACCTGCGTAGGTAATACCTGTAAGGAATGGGTAACGTTCTTCTGCCTCTGATATAAGTTTTTCTTTCTCCACAACTTTATTTATGTTTCATAATGATAAATACTACAATATAAAGAGTTAAAAACTTATGAGTTACGGAGATCACAAATTATTTTTATACGACGAGGTAGTTGATCTTGTGATCGACTCGGACAGTTTATATGTGGATAACAGACCTATGAATAATAAAAGACTAACAGCACATAAAGGATTATCTAATGAGTTAATCTTTAATATAAGAAATAAAGACAGAAAATTACAAAATGTAAATTCAGATGTTTTAAGAGGAACTATGTTTCATCCTTCTACTGGAAAAAGAATATTTTCCAGAGTATTAGAGCATACAGGAAGTGTAGGGCAAGTAAAACTTAATATGGCAGAAGGTGATTTAACAAATTTACAAGCAGGCTTATATCAGTTATATGTAACTAGAGAAACTTCAGAAAACATTCAGTTACCTGTATTTGCAGATCAAAATAATAATATTAAATTTGATATACAAGTTTTAGATCAAACAATGAAAACACCAGTAGATACTCAGACATCAAATGTAAGTCAGTTTATGCAAGTTACAAATACAAACAATGGTGATGAAGGAAATGTATTTGTTACATCAGCATTAAAAGGTAACCAAGCAAGGAACTTTAGTTCTTGTTTACATAGTATTGCGATACATCCTAATGCATACACAGGAACTATTAATATCCAGGCAAGTTGTGTAGAAAATACACCTGATACTGCAAATAATAGTACTGATTGGTTTGAGGTAAGTAATATTTCATTAACATCTAACTCAACA